TGCTAACACCTGATACTGCTTCACTGCTCATTTTTTACCTCCTTTTCATTATTAAATTAAACAAACATCATTATCTTCGCTGTATATTGAAGTTAATGACAAACCGTACTCTGCTATTCTCATCCCAGTCCAAAAAAGCTGGACCACTTGAACAATAAATAACTGAGTACAAAGTTCCATCATTACACGTCTCCTGTGCCCGGCCATGTAACGAAGTCCTTATCTTTTGTATTAATGCCCATCCTGCTACGTAACCAGTATTTCGTACTCTGATTTGAACGGATGGGTAGTAATAATTTTCTCCTTTTCCTGCCAAAGTTAATTGTGGTGAACCTCCTATTGTATCAAATATAGTTACACAATTCTTTGGTGCTGTTGGCTCAACTGCAATGAATAGATTTCTTCCCTCTATTTCGGGATCAAAAACCAAATTTAAAGCCGTATCGGCAACCAGCATATCTTTGATATCTTCGCTAGGACTATTCATTTTATATGTGCATTTTTTCTTATTGTTTCCACTATTAATTTCCTATTCTTTTTTAAAGATGCTTCAAGAAACTTTGCCCCAGCTCCGGCTCTACGAGTATATTTTTTAGTTGCTTGAGTTACCTTACCACTTTTTGTTCGTTTTATTTTACTTTGATCTCCTGTAAAATTAGCATCTACCATCTCATGAACAAATGTTGCATAATTAGCACTAAATCCCATTATTACAACTGGCATCGGAATCGCTACTGCAACAGATTTATATTCCGATATTACAGAAGCATGATCAGTGGCTAACTTCCCTGCTTCTTTTCCCTCAAATGAAGCCTGTCCTCCTTTTTCAATCTTTGTCCCTGAAGTAACAAACCAACTAGCTCGTAAATTACCAGTATCTATTGGAATTATAGGAGCACTAAAATCCATATCCCTACGAATAATGATAGAAGCTTCTATTAATCCTTTTGTGGATCTTCCTTCAATCTTTTTAATTTCCTTAGCAAGATTAGATAAAACAATATCCATCCCTTTTAATCCTGTATTTGGGTTTACTGATGCCATTACAAATACGCCTTTCTTATAAACTTATTACTCTGCCTGTGTTCCGGAGTCTTTTCAACCTTTAATATCTTATATGCTCCATCAATATCTGCCGGAGTTTCCTCCTCTGCACTGGTCAAAGCCCCTGAACTATCCAACGTGCCCAAATACAAATAACCCTCTTCATCTACATCCTGTAAAACCCAGACCTGAGCCTTTGAAACGATTTCCCTGCTTTTTCTATCTTGCCCTGCCATTGTAATCACCTCGCTACTATCTTCCCAACGACATTTAATTTCAATAGGATCCGTAAAAGTGAATCCTCCACGTCCATCATCCTGTGGACTACCCCAATAGACTGCCGTCTGTGTACATAATCGACTCATAAAAGCTGCTATTCCCATTACTCAAAACTTGTTATTGCGTAAATTCCGGCTCCTTTCTTACCAATATTCGACATCTTACCAGTAGTGTCTAATTGTTTTACTACTTGTCCGTACGGTGTTGAAGATAAATCCTGTTTAAATTCTCCTGTATATTTTACCGTTGCATCCCCTAACTTTTCCTCCGTAGTCGTTCTCCATACAGTACTGGCTATCATGTGAGCTGTAAACCAACATTCAATACTTTCCAATAAAATAGAACCAATACTGGCATCATCTCCAAGTATTTTTGTTACCAAAGCATTTGCGCTAAGTATGAATACATCTATTCTAACATCACTCACATCATCCGTTGTGAGATTGTCCATTATTTGTCTAACTTCTGTAGCCGTTGTTCTTGCCATTATTTACCTCCTATTTTATTGCCTTTATATGTTTCAAATTCATCTTCGGTAGGAGTTTCATATGTAGTATCTTTCCATAATGTTCCTCCAGGTATATAAATCAATCTACTTTCATTCCAAAATCCTCGCATCATATTTCTCCATTCTTTTTTTGGAGCTACAAATGCCAAAATAACTACATCACCGGCATACTCTCTTTGTCTTGCCAGGGATGCTGATTTTACCAAATTTGATATCCGCCCCTTATCAGTAAAATCTTTATTTCCAGTTTCACTTCTTAAAGCATCTCCATCAAATGTAGCGACCGGGATACCGTCATCAGTTAATTCCTTAGCTAACGCCTGGGAATAATGTGATTTACCTGCTCCTTTTTTACCTGTTATTAGTATTACCATGTTTTTCTTTTTTTCTACTGTGAAATAATAATGGATCTATAAAATTTAAAACTTCTGATTTCCATTCCAACCCTAACCATTCCAACATTTCATGTATTTGTTGATAATCTCCGTACACCATTCTTTGAGGCCAAATTATTTTACAATTTACTCCCTCATTTATCATTTCTACAAACCGTTTTTCATGTTCCCGTACCCACCATTTCCAACCATCAGCTTCGGTTTCTACTCCAATAGCTTTGCACTGTTCTTCTTTTACAAATGCTCTCATAAATCCAGTTTTTAAACAGGACTGAATAATATCTCCGGTTCTACGCCGTACGATAATCCATTTAGCATTTGGAAAAGCGTAGTGCCATATCGGCCATGCCAAACACATTTTTGCTCCCTTATACATCCACGGTCCATCTACATATCCTGTCTCAAGCATTACCTGTTCCACTCTTCTTTTCAAATCTCGTGGTATCATTAAATTATCTACATCCGGTAATGGGTATTGTCCCATTTGATCCACACCAATTTGTCGCATATAAGGTTTAACAATCTCATTACGTATTTCAGCATTTTCAAACATCCCTTTTTGATTGCTTTTATTTGGACCTGACATTTTTCCTCCAAACGCCCCGCACATATTAATAATGCCTGCAACCATACTAGTTCCTGAACGAGCTGCTCCAGTGATTAGAATTGGTGATGGTAATTCTTTTTTCATAATATTACTTTTTTATTTCCAATATTTTTTTCTCCACACTCCCTGTATTTGATCAGGACGAGGAGTTCCGTGACATGATATTATCCTTGCATTTTCCGGAACCGGATTACCACCTCTTGATACTAAACCTTTAATCCTTCTACGTTCCTTTTTTTCTAATAGCGTAAAACTAGCTTTCCCTAAAGTAGTTCCTGCTGGTAATTTTAAACGCTTCAATACATCCCGTTTGTAACTTATAATCTGTCCAGGAACAACACGATCCCACCTATCTGCTGTATCATTAGCTATATGCCTGTACCAATACCGCTCCCGTCCTTCAGTTAATCTCTCAACCTTCTTTACATCCTTAATAAAAGGCTTCCAAAACATATTCTCAGTTTCTTTGCCTGCCTGAAAACTCATTATATCGCCATCCAATTTATGACCTTCTCCAGGTTTAAATTTTGATCTAGCACAAAACTTTCCATCGTAATTCATTATATCAATCAAAGAACCTACCACCAATATATCTATATCCAGACATAATACTTGCTTCCCAAACAACCCAGCCTCTTCACTAAACATATACAACCTGGGAAGAACTCCCATTTGAGTAGTCTGCTTAAATGGACGTACTTCAATTCCTGGAATAGTATCTAATTCTTGATTTGAAAAACAAATAAAATGAAATGGCTTTACCGTAAACTTCCGCACACCTCTATAAAGATTATTCACATATCTGGAAGGCAGATCATCCGTAACGTTACCAACTTTAGTTAAGAATGGTTGTTGACGATTCCGATAATTTGGATTATTATATTTAAATCCATCCTGTTGCCAACGATCACCCTGCCAATAAAAACATATTACATACATCATTTTATTCTTTCATTTTTACCAACGACTGGAAATTCTTTTAGTATTGGTTCTACTTTTAACCACTCAAATAATTTATCAATACTATCTCCACTACATACATCTAACCACAAACAATCTTTTCCAACAGAAAACTTATCCAAAAAAGCATAATGGTCGTCATATTCTTTTAGCATTGCTTCCCTGTTTTGTTCGAAATAAATATTAACAGTTGCAGTAAGACTTTTGCCATGATATTTTCTTGACTCCAACCATGCCGTCTTTTCCCTCTTGTTAATTATAAACCTTACATCTTCTTTTGCTAACTGCTGACATACCAGCTCCCTAAATTCCTGAGTTTTTAAATACTCATCAACATTCTGCGTTGAAGGTGGGCACCAAATGTCGCTCAGAAAATCATAAGGTATTACCGACATTATATCTTTCTTATTTTGTAACCTTCTATGAGCTTCCCTAGAGAATTCACGAGTACTATGTAAGCAACGATACCCAAGTTTTTTAAACACCGCCTGCATTGATCTTGTTCCGGTTTTATTCAATCCGATTGCTACTATTGTCATTGGGATTCTCCTTCCTTTTCTCTGGCCACCTTATCCAACCAAGGAATTTCGTGTAACCGCCTAAACAATCCATCACTGGATCTGCCAGTAACAATAATAACATCCTTTGGAGGAGCTTTCATATTCCTACAACTACTTAATTTTCTCATCCACTCTTTTGGAAATACAGGTTGATCAGGAATCCACGCCCCCATAACATCCTGATCACTCCTAAATTTATTCATATAATATTCTGATCTCTTTTTAAACCGTTTATACACCTCTTTCATTGCTCCGGGATTAAACAACATTGTAGCAGCTTGATAATTGTAAATAAGTGTAGAATTAGTATTCTTTTTTATCTTCCTCTTCTCTGCTCTAGTTCGAAACATAACCAAATCACCAGGGTAATCTAAAATCGGAGCAAGATTGTTTATAGCATGAGAATCCAAATCCATGTATAATGTTCTTCCTTCAGGCAAATCCGGTCGGTGTAGCTCCATTTTTGCCCACCATCCTGGCCACGTATGTCTTAATGGTATCTTAATAGCCGGTATTTTACTATTTAGATCGTTTGTAAGGCAATAGAATTTATAAGGTCTATCAATATGCTTGTCTACCGATTGCCTTAGTCTAAGGACATCATTTACGATATAATCACGCCGTCTAAAATTACCTACCCAATATAAACATATTATATTCATTTCATCCTCCCTGGTTCAATCCATTTATCAACCTTTTCCCAGTCAATAGGAATCTCAACAAACTCAAAAAACTTTTCAATTTCTTCCTTATCATTCATTGATACTTTTTTTACATCTACAAACAAACTATTATCAACCATCAACGCCACATCCCTTTGTCTTAGTTGTAAGGCTTTAATAAACCTCCGCTTTACTAGATCAGGTCGTCTCATTCCAGGATGCCTGTGCATACTATCCAAAATTGATGCTACTCCACGCTTCGGGAATATCCACTTTGCGTTTGGGTAAGCTTCATTCCAAAACTCAGAAAAAACAAGCACCCAGGAGGTCTTAACCATCCAAAGTTTATTTTTCCTGTTAGGTGTAAATGATTCAACTTCCTTTTTCAACCCTCCCCAATCCTGTAATTGCATGGGCAGTGGTGTTCTCCAATTCTTATACCCCAACTTAGCTCCTTCACGTTTCATTAATTCTTTTATATCAATATTCTCAACTCCCAATTTAGGATTAGTCCCAGGATAACGAGTTGTTCTGGCTCGTCCAACCCACACTCCATGATGATACAGTAATCCTGCTAACATTACGGTTCCACTTCTTGGTGGACTTGCTATTAATATCGGTTGTTGATTTACTGCCATAATTCTTTTACCCATTTATATTTTTCAGCTGCTTCACGATTCTTACCTGGCAACATGCAATGTGCAATTATAACATCCTCTTTTAATTCTCCGTTATCTCCTTTCTCCAAACGACCTAACCAATTACTTGGAAATGTATCTAACTTTGGCATCTTCCAAGCCATATAATCCTGATGTCCCCAAAACACCTCCATCGCCCTTTCATCAAACTCAGTATATAACTTTTCACCTGCTTCAGGATCAAATACCATTACTGCAGAACCGTACTTTTTTATTTTTATCAATCCCTCTTTAAACCATGTATCGTATTTTCTTCCATTGGTTGTAGCAAACTCAGAAGGAAATGCAAAAAACGGTTCTAAATCTTGTAATATCAACTCATCCAAATCTATATACAACACTCGATCCTTAAACAAACCAGGGCGATGTAATTCAACTTTACTCCACCACCCAGGCCAATCATGTATTAATGGTATCCGTTCACAAGGAACATCCACGTTACTCAAACAAACAAAACGATGCTCAACATGCAGGTTGCGTTTAACCATATTCCGTAACCTCTCCACCCACTGAGTACCAAACATCTTACGATGTTTTTTAAAATTACCTTTCCAATATACGCAAGCTACTGTTATCATATTGTTTTATTTTTTCCATACCCACCAAACTGCGTCATCTCCCGTTTCAAAATCAGTTCCAAAAACCTCCCTTACTGCTTTTTTAACTCCCGGAAACCTATCCCGGAAATCATGACCACTAACCAATCCACCTTTTCTTACTTTCGGCATCCAATTTTTAATGTCCCACAAACATTCCTTATAAGAATGGTCAGCATCAATAAACACAAAATCCAAAGATTTATTCTTTACCTTTTTTACAGCTTCCCGACTTATATATGGTAATACGGTCATCCTATGTTTGTACTTTCTCACTCTCCGCTGCCATGATTCTTTCCCTAACTGAGTATAATTACCAACTACTCTTTCAGTAGATCGGTAATAAGCCACCTCAACCAGATGTAACTTTGGATTGTTTCTAAAAAGATTTACTGCCATAGCTCCTTTACCAGTTCCAATCTCTGCTCCAATCTTAAAACCATGTGTTTTAATCATTTCAGTTAAAAACTCATATCGTTTCACTTCAAAGCCTCCTTTACTGTCATTTTTTCAAATTCTGTAATCGTACTATTTGGACTAGCATTTATGATTGTTAATCCTCTTTTATTTGCATCCCTAGCAATCAACGAAAATCCGTTGGTATGTCTATCAAAAGTAACTTTCATTTTCTTGGTATTCTTTTTATTAGCCGTCCCATATAATCCATGCCAATGTTGTTGTAAATCCTTATCCCATGTCATATCAAATCCAACCAACACTACCCGCTTTACACCTGTGTGAGCTGCTATACTAATTGCAGCCGCTCCACTATTCCCATTCCAACAAACCGAACCTGGATAAGGGCTAATCCCTTTTCCGTACTTCTTATTTCTTGGTAAGTATTTAATTCTTTCCGCTTCATATTTTGCTCCACTTGGATGACATGAAAGTTTTAAACCCGGAAACTCTGCTAACTGTTCTCTGTTTTGTAAAAACCACCCCTTATCACCATACAAAACCATATCAATCCAGTTACCAATCAAAAAAGCTGCATTAACTCCTATAACATGCTTTTTATGTATTGCCTTCATATAAGGGGAGTAAGCATTTGGTAAAAGTTCCTTTGCTTGTACCTGTTGAATAACCTCCTTAGGTACTCCAAATTGCCTCGGCATTGATGGACCTCCTCCAATGATCCAACACTCCCCTCCTTCCCATATCTTTGGGACTTTCCAGGGCATTACTCCAATGACTTTATTAAGTCAAGAGCTTTTTGTCTTCCTGAAAGTGCTTTTTCATTTACCTTCTTACCTTGCCCATCAAACACATCATACCAGTTGGAATTATCTCGCTTCTTTGCTGTATAAGCTAAAGGAGATGCCTTCAATACTTTGGGATCAGCTTCTGTGTAATTTTCCAACGGTAATATATTATCCCGGAAACCTTGTGGAACCTCATGTTCGAAAGCCTGAAACTTCTGATTTGGTTTAATCACTTTGTTTCCCATACGGAAACTTCCGCCACCCTTTTTTATCCACCAAATCTTATCCTTATTTATTTTTGTTCTTTTCATAATTACATTGTTTTAAAAGTCACGTGATTAGTGAATTATTAATTATGCTGATAAGTGAGTGATCCCACTATTACCGGATTTATCAGAACGAATCTGAGGAACCTGAATAGTTAAAACCTTGAACTTAGTAACAAACTTGCCTTCTTCTTGCCACTGAACATTACTTACACCCATTCCACGAACCAAACGAACAACATCACTGGTCATCTGTACTAACAATACATTGTCGGCCGTCAAAGTATCAACAACTTTAATACCTTTAATACCAGCTATCTTCAAAATACGCTCTCTGATAGTAGTTCCCGGAGTATCCGCGGCATAATCCATATCCAATATGGTTTCGTATGATGTTGGTATATACAACATCCAATCTCCATAATGCCTAGCATCAATACTAGCCTGCTTCATTGACCGGACATCTTCGAGAATATCAGCTGCCGACTTATCACTTGCGTCCCAGTTGGTGCTTAACGTTACTTCATTTCTGTCTGCATGATTGGTATAACTATAAATAGTACCCCCACCAAAAGCATACGTGGTATCAGTAAATAGCATTGTTTCCAACTTCTCATTTACTTTCCTTACGGCTCTTTCCATTGAAGTAACATCCAACGGATTACCTAAACTACGACTAGCTGCTAATACACGAGCATTAATCTCATAATCAACATGAATAATCGGAATAGGTAAATAGTTCGTTCCATAAGTTGGCCGATCACCTCTACTACGGGTAATTCCATCCATCGTCAAATCAGCTTCAAACGCATCACTTACATCATGATACTCCAATACGGTTGTTCCCATGGCATTACCTAAAGTATATACCAATCCGTTATCAACCAAATCCTGAACGCCACCAAGCCTTTGTCTGGAAATTTCCAGCAATGCCTCATCCAACTGTTTCCACTCATCCCTGCGGAGAGTTCCATTAGTCTGAAGTCCTAAAGACTGGGCTGAAGCTGTAATCCAATTTTCTTCTTTGGAAACATCCCCACCTTTATAAATAGTCATATACGTCTTATTGTCCTTAGTACTAACAAACGGACGCATTGTCCCAATATTCAATCTACCTTCCTGAGCCATTAAGTTAGCTATTTCTCCATGTCCACCATTAGCTCCTACAAAATCTATATTTGTTTTCATTTTATCCTCCTTTCTGTTTTTAAACGATTCTTACTTTGATTCTTTTACCTAATGCAATGGGAGATTCACTTGAATCTGTACTTCCACCGCTCGTATCTTTATGCTCCAAAGAAACAGCAACAATCTGGTTGGTGTAACTTGTAAAAGCCTCCTGAGACGAAGCCGTATCAACTGAATGCAGTTGTAAAAAGCCATTTCCATCGGATTCTAAAAAGGATCCAATTTCAACTTCATTACTATCAGCTAGGATAGCATATACTTGGTCACCTCTGTAGGGTATCCAAACTCGTACAAGGGTGCTTACTGCATACTGATCAGTAATTTCCTTACCTTGTAATTCATCCTCCAGAGCAAACATTGGTAAAGCATTTCCACCAGCCGTACTATGCGCCTTAACATATCCAGCAGTAGAATCCAGTTCCAATAACATACCCGGAGTAATAGCAACGGCCGTCGAGAGGATTTCCTCAATGACATCCGAATACTTTTTGAGTTTGATTGTATTATAATCTGACATTTTATTTTACTCCTTTCCTTATTTTTTAGAAGTATCTTTAATCTCAACACCAGTTGGGAGTAAATGTTCTTCCTTGTTATCATTAACTTTTGGGCTTCCTTCGTTTCCTCCAAGGGCTGAAAAATCAGTCTCATCCTTACGGGTGGACTTATACAATTTTTCAAGTGTATCCATTTTCATGTCCTTGAGATCGGCTTCTTCCCATGTATTGTCTTCAGTATTCGCTAAAATACTTTTGACCATATTCTCACGATGTGCTTTGTATACTTTTTCTCCGTATGCTTGCACTTCAGGATCAACAACTGGTTGAGTCTTTTTGTAATCTTCAATCACTTGCTTTTTTGCATCCTCATTCAGTTGAGGATCTTCTTTTTTCTCCGGCTCAATAGGAAACATCTTTTCAATTATGTCCGCTTCTTGAGTCAGTAACCACTCTTTGTCTTCCTCGGTATACTTGCTTAACGTATTAGCGATAAGCTCTGCAACCCTATCTGGACAAGGAGCTTTCTTTAGTTCACTCATTGTTTTAACCTCCTCTTTTAGGTTTTTGTTATTACTAGAAAATTTTGTTCTCTTTGGAGGACCAGCCTCCAATACAACGAAAGCAACCTCTCGTTGCACTTCAACAGGATCACCAACAAACTCTACTTCATCATTAGCTGATACTGCATAATTTTGTTGATAAAATGATGACCCTTCGCCCTGCATACGCACCTCATAAATAAGTTTGCTATCATACAGTTCTACAAGATAATGGAACTTTACCTGAGTATCCTTACCATCCAACTCCGATTGTACTAATTGTAATTTCTCACGGTAACCATTCTCGTTATCCGTGATATGATCGACAATAGCATTTTCAGAATTGTACACTTTTACCTGCTGTAAATCTAATTTTACTTTTTTCACATCTTTTCCTCCTTTCTTATTAACTCTGATTCCACAACCATCTGCCCAAGAACAGGCACCCGTCCCGCCGGGCAGGAGAGCCAAGTGATCTGGTCTGTGATTTCTGGCAATAGATTCATATGATTCGCCATGCCAGTCACCCGGCACGTTTTCCTCCTCTGTAAATACTCCTACACTTACTTGTAGTTCTTGTTGAGCTCTAATAGCTTGTAATGCTATTTCACTTTGTTCCTGTAATCGTTTTTCATCCAACCAAACTTCCGCCTTCAATTTATCCTCTTCCATGTGAGCATTAAACACTCTCCCAACCTTTTCGGCGGCTAGTATCCTTGGAGAATTAGCAGAAACATTATGCCCGTCCTCCGTAGGATGTTGAATAGTTACCGGAATACCATCCCAGGACTCTGGAAATCTTCCCAAGTCCGCTGCTAAATGCAGTAATGGTCCTTGTGATCCACTATGTACTCCTTCAACCATCATTATTACCGGCACCACAATATGTGATCTACCTTCATAAACTTCTGAACGAATAACGTAATCACTATTTACTTGTATATATACATTCATAATTCTAATTTTTTATCATATCTAAAAAATACACAACTACAATTTTCCCATTCTTTTATAATCGTAAAACTCCTGGAATGTCTTCGCATAAACCTGATAGGAGCTAAATTCAATTCTCTTTTCTTACCTTTCATACCTTTGTAGTGATAATAATCCAATAAACCTAACGTGGTATCACCGGGAATCCAGTGAGGACTCAACGCATTGATAGCATTTATGAAAGTAGGATTCTTTTTTGGAGCGTCAAATATGCAAATCTCAATCGGCTCGCCCGGATAGTTTCCAATCACTTCACTTATCTTCCCTCTACTGGCTTTTATGTTTGGATGTATTGGTATCACATTATTAATAAATAAAGGAAGTATGTTTTGTCCTACTTCAAGTTTTACACCTCGTTTTTTAGCTTTCTTAACCTGAGCTTCATTGGCTTCCCACATCTCACAGGCATAAAACGGTTTGTCATACCCCGCTTCAACTAATCCCTGTAATAATGGTACGGCTGTTGCTCCTAACCATGATCCCAATTCAATAGCTATTCCCTTGCCCGTCCATTGCTTACCTAATTGTCGTAGATAATCCTGGACGTACTTAGGAGTCATTGATGGTATGTAGTTTAAATTATTCATCTTCAATTTTTTCAAATACAATCTCGTTATCCTGCTCCTTCACAGGCTTATCATGTGTTATCTGACCACTAATTATTTTAAATGGAATATCTTTATCAGGAAAAGCTTTACACCGTCTTAATCCTGCTTCTTTATGCTTACATTCCATACATTGCAAACTTGTCATTATTTTATTTTTTTAAGCATTGCTTTATACACTTTAATTAATTCTTCTGGTATTAAATTTAACCTTCCATCCATGTCCATTGCAAAAATCTCAGCCCATAATTCTCTTCTATGTGTTGCCGCATATTCTGAAACTTTAAGTCTTTCTATTTTACTAATCCCCTTAATATGTTGCTTAAAAATAGCATCTAATTCATGTTTAAAATCCACGTAATGCCCTAATTCATGTTTTATTAATGTGGCCATCGGGTCTTTACTCCCAGCACTTGTTGTAAACCTTTTAATACTTTTTAATTCCTTTAACTTAGTTTTATTAAATTCTATAATAGAAACTCGTTTTGGATCATTTATAGATTCTATGGTTTTATTAATTTTATCTTTTAGCCTCAAAAGATATTTATTAGTATTCTCTATAACACCTTTATTATATATTATCTTAGATTGTTGAAATACTTTTTTCCGTAATAATAAAGTTATCTTTCCTGCTTCTTCCCCTGTTGTTGTTTTTGCAACTGCGGCTTCCCAACTATTTCTTTTCA